GTTCGGATTTGATGAGTCCATCGCCATGATGGCCAAGTTCGAGAAGGAGGGGGTCAACACCGAACTGGTCACCGGGTCCATGCGGGTGGCGCTCGGCAAACTGGCCAAGGCGGGAGCGGAGGATATCCCCGCCGCATTTCGTGCCCAGGTGAAGGCCATCCAGGACTCCACCACGGCCGGGGACGCCAACCGCAAAGCCATTGAGTTGTTCGGGGCGCGGGCCGGTCCCGATATGGCGGCGGCTATCCGGGAGGGACGTCTGTCCATTGAGGACCTGGTCGGTGACCTCCAGGGGGCGGAGGGGGCGCTCGGTCGGACCGCTTCGGAGACGGCCACGTTCTCCGGGAAGATGTCCAAGTTTATGAACCAGGCCAAGGTGGCTCTGGAGCCCGCGGCCATGGGACTGTTCGACGCCATCCAGGGGGCACTCATTGACCTGATGCCCTACTTGACCCGATTCACCGAGGTCCTGTCCGGGGTCATCGTGTTTATGACCAACAACAAACTGATATTCGGGGTCATGGCCGGGGGGTTGGCCGCGTTTACCGCCGTCCTGGTCATCGGGGTCCCCATCGTCTGGGCCATGAACGCCGGGCTGTTTGCCATGGCCGCTGCGGTCATCGCCGCCACCTGGCCGTTCCTCCTCATCGCCCTGGGGGTTACCGCCCTCATCGCCGGTCTGGTCCTGGCCTACCAAAAAGTGGACTGGTTTCGAGCCGCGGTGGACGCCATGGGTCGGGGAATCGCCGCCGCCTTTGGTTGGATCGTGGACGCAGCCAAGAAGGTCCTCAGTTGGGTGGTGGCCAACTGGCCCCTGCTGTTGTTGGCCTTGACCGGACCCATCGGTCTGGCGGTGGCGGTCTTCCTCAAGTTCAAGGACCAGATCCTGGACATCTTCAAGGGGATCTTGGACGCGGTGGTGGGAGCCTTGTCCTCGGGCTGGGAGGCGGTCACCGGGGCCTTTTCGACGGTGGTGGATGCCATCGTGGGCTTTTTCGTGGACCTCCCCGGACGATTACTGGCGGCCTTGGTCGCCTTGCCGGGTTTGCTAAAGGAGGCCATGGAGATAGCCATCGCCGCCATGATCGTGGGGACCATCGGTCCCCTGGTGTTGGTCTACCGCCTGTTCACCGAGGTGGTTCCCACCATCGTCGGTTACCTCATCGACCTGGGTCCCAAACTGGCGGCGGTGGCGGTGGACGCCATGTTGGCCATGGGCCGGGGACTGACTACCGGTTATCGGGCGGTGTCGGACTTCTTCGTAGCCCTCCCCGGTCGCATCCTGGCGTTGTTGACCGGAGCCGCCACCTGGTTGCTCGACGTCGGGACCCGGATCATCACCGGGCTCTGGCAAGGGTTGACCACGGCGGTGGTCCGGGTCTGGGACTTCTTCCGCAACCTCCCCGGCCAGACCATCTCCTTCTTCGCCAACGCCCTCTCCTGGCTCCAAGGGGCCGGGTCCCAGACCATCACCGGACTGTGGCAGGGGTTGACCGGGTCCATCGGGGCGGTGTGGGACTTCCTGCGGGGACTGCCCGGTCAGATCCGGGACTTCTTCTGGAACGCCCCGGACTGGCTCTACAACGTGGGTCGCCAGATCATCGAGGGGTTGATCAAAGGGGTCCGGGATATGGCCGGGGCGGTCGGCGGGGCCATCGGTGATGTTGTCTCCGGGGGTATCTCCAAAGCCAAGAGCGTGCTGGGTATCGGGTCCCCGTCCAAGGTCTTCGCCACCATCGGCCGGGACACCCTCCTGGGGTACGTGGCCGGGTTGGACCAGATGACCTCTCAGGTCACCCAGGCGGTCCTAAACGCCATCACCCCCCCACCACCCCCGACGTTGACTCCGGCGCTCCTGGGGGGATCTGGGGCGGTCTCGGGGGCATCTGGAGGGACCGACGGTGGTGGGAGTCGGGGTCCCGCGGTGGTCATCGAGCGGGCCACCTTCAACGATCCGGTGGACGTGGAGGTCTTTATGCGTGAGGCGGCGTGGGCATTCCAGCAGGACCAGGTCTAATGCAGGCCCCGCCCCGCCGCCTGTTTTGGTTGACCACCGAGGACGGTCGCCGGATCGCCCTGGAGAACCCCGAGAAGGGGTGGGCGGTCACCAGTCTGGACCTCGGCTCCCCCGAGGTCCGAGAGGTCACCAACCCCATCCCCGACGCCTCCGGGGTGGACGACCGGACCCGGTGGTTCGGCTCCCGCGTGGTCACCGCCGAAATCGTGGCCTGGCCGGGAGGGACCATGGCCCTGGACGACATCGCCCGCCAGTTTGCCGCCTACATCATCCCGTCCCGACCGGTCACTTTGCATATGTACCTGGCCTCGGATGACACCGGACCGGACCGGGAGTTGGAGCGGTTGGTGTTCATGCGGGGGGCTCGCTACGGGTCCCCCATGACCCACCCCTCCAGTCGGGCCATCCACCTGTCCTGGGTGGCAGCCGACCCACGGGTCTACTCCGGGGTGGAGTACGTGGCCATGGCCCGCACCGGGGCGTCGGTCCAACCCGGACGGCGTTACCCCCTGGTCTTTCCCCGTCACTACCCGCCCGGTGGGTCCTTCCCCGAGTCGGGGGAGATCCGCCCCCGAGGTGAGATTCCCGTCTCCCCCCTCCTGCGCATCTACGGACCCATCGCCGCCCCACGGGTCACCTTCGGGATCACCAACCCCCTGGACGGCTCCCTCCAGGTGGCCCGCGTCCCCTTCCTCAACACCTTCCGGGTGGACGGGGGATCCTATGTGGAGGTCGACACCAAGGCCAAGACCGCCTACGTCAACGGCGACACCGCCCGTCCCGCCATGAGATTCCTGGCCTGGCCCGAGTTGGTCTGGCCCGTCCTCCCCCCCGAGCCCACCTTCACCGTTATGTCCATCACCGGTCAGTCCACCTCGGAGTTCACCTACGTGACCGCCGTCTGGCGCAACGCCTATTTGATGTGATGAGCGAAGCCTGGCCCCCCAGTCGTAGCCCCGAGGGACGAGGTCCGACCCCGGCCCCTCAGGTCCCGGCCGAGGCGTACCCTGTCCCCGAGGGTCGCGGTCGGTGGCGGCTGGCTGTCCACTCCCGCCAGTTCACCACCCAACCCTGGCAGGGGACCCTCATCTCCGAGATAGTCGGAGCCCGCGGCGTCCGCCTGGAAAAGACCTGGAACGGGGCGGCCAAACTAACCCTGACGCTCGACGGTCACCATCCCACTACCGCCCTCATCGAGGAACTACAGACCGACCTCTTTGCCTGGCGGTGGGACGAGTGGGCCGGGGTGGATCGTTGCATGTTCCGGGGGGTGGTGACCCAGTCCCTGGACCAGTTGACCGAGAACGTCCACACCGTCAACTTCGTGGCCTTCGACTATGCCAAGGTCCTGGAGCGGCGGCTGCTGACCAACAGTTACTCGGCCACCAACATTGACCAGGATGACATCGTGGACCAACTCCTGGAGCGGGCCAAGATCGTCCGGTCCTCCTCGGGAGCCTTGTTCTACCCCGGTTCCTACCTGCCCCTGGATCTGAGACCGGTCGGTCCCAGTGGTCTACTCCGACCCCCGACGGGGGTGGGTCGGGACCGCGCCTATCCGGCCCAGGCCAATATCGCTGAACTCATCAACAACCTGGCCAACGTCATCGGGGGATTCGACTGGGACGTCCTGCCCGCCCCGGTGGCCGGGACCCAGGCCGACCAACTCCGGATCTTTTGGCCCTATCAAGGGGTCGTCCGGGACACCCCCCTGGTCTACGGGCCGACAGTGGCCGCTCTGACCCGGTCCATCAACGCCTCCTCGTATGCCAACTACTGGCGGACGGTGGGTTACCAGATGGGCGAGACCAGTGACGAACCCCAGTTGTTTGGGGAGGTCTGGAACCCCGACGTCAACGACCCTTCCCGTATCCCCATCGGGACCTGGATGGGGGGCGACAACGCCCCCGACGTGACCGAGCAGGACACCGTGGACCAAAAGGCGGCGGGCCAACTGGACCGCTACGGCGGACTGGACCGCGACGGTCACCCCACGGGAGCCTGGACGGTCCGACTCCGACCAGGGGCCTACGGCTACGGACGGGCCGATATCGGGGACGTGGTCCCCCTCATCGTCCAGAGCGGAAGACTGGACCTGCAAACCGAAATCCGCATCCTGGGTATGTCCTTCGCCGTCGGACCCGACGGGGAGGAGGACGTGGAGTTGGAGGTGGGTCGACCCGCCCCCGGCCTGTTCGCCATGTTGACTCGGGCCGACGCCGACGTGGACGCGGTGGTCCGTCGGGAGGTCCCCGGAGGTGGGGTCCCAGAGACCCCGGTGGGGGCCATGATCGGCTGGCCGGGGGCCACCCCGCCCGACGCCACCTGGCGGTGGTGTGACGGGATGGCCCTGAGTCGCAACACCTATCCCGAGTTGTTCGACGTTATCGGTTACACCTACGGGGGGGCGGGGGACCTTTACAACCTGCCCGACACCCGCGGTCGGATGATGGTGGGAGCCGGTCAAGGGACGGATCTGACCAACCGACCCCGCGGTGCCATTGGTGGGGGCGAGATGGTGACCATCACCGCCGCCACCATGCCTGCCCACACCCACACCGGACCGTCCCACGCCCACGCCGTGGACAACCACACCCACAACCAGTCCCCCACCACTGGGACCTTTGCCGCCCATAACCACGGCGTGTTTGGGCAGCAGGATTACAACCAGTTCACCGTGGGTGGCATCGACCTGCCCGGTGGTGGCTCCACCACGGTGCTGACCGTCCAGGGGGCTCCGGTGGCCCATAACCACTCCGGGTTCACCTCCGACGGAGGAGCCCACACCCACCCCCTCGGAGGGACCACAGGCGGCTCCGCCCCCAACACCAACCAGGCCGGGACGGGAGCCACCGGCTCGGTCGGTCTCGGTCAGGCCCACCAGAACATGCCGCCGTTTATCGCCATCAACCAAGTGATTCGGGTGCTCCCACCCCGGTCTGCCAGGAGGTCCGCGTGACCCTGTACCCACCCCTATGGCTCCCCGACCCCACGTCCTACGCGGCCCGCACCGACCGGACCCTATTGGCCTCCCTGTGGCCCGAGCCCCGGACCGCGGGTTTCAACGCCACTCCCCAGGGGGGTGGGATGATCCTCAACGTCGCCCCTGGGGCGGCGGCTGTCCCCACTGTCAACCTGTCCGGACCGGTGCTCTGCACCTCGGACGCGGTGGAGCAGATCGAAGTCCCCCAGTCGGGACCGGCTGGTCAGAATCGCTATGACATCTTGGTGGTGGAGCCCGTCGGGGATGACATCGGTCGACCTGGTCCCGACGAGACCCGGCTCCGGATCGTGTCCGGTCAACCTTCAATCACCCCGGACCCACCCGTTTTAGAAGCGGGTCAACTGGGTCTGTGGGAGATTTACGTACCCGGTAACACCGTTACCATCAACCCGGTCAACCTCCGGGATATGCGCCCTGGCTACTTGGCCGTACCCGGCCCGATAAACACCGACCCTTGGCCTCGG